AACGCTTTTCTCCTTTTTAGCTTGCTGCGGTAATATTGCTTGCGGTAACAACTTGCGCACCATGGATTTTTAGAATCTATATACCCTGCGAATTTCGAGCCGCATTCTAGACATATTTTAGTTGTTGTTTTTCTCATTTTGACCTCCAAATAAATTTATTCTCACCACACCTTTTCGCCACCCTTGCGGCGTGAGGTTCTGTATCCTCTGATGTGCGTTATGCTGTTGTCAATGTGCGATGGTGCTGTTACAGATACGATAAAACTCTGTTGTTTAAGATCTTGCTAATTACTCCGTGATTGATGCCTGTTGTTCTCTCGATTTCTCTCAAAGAAACTCCCGATTCTTTCAGGGATCTCCATTCTTCAATCTGATTCTTTGAAAATTTAGCCAACGATTTATTCGGCTTGCCTTTGTATAACTTGCTTAACCTCTCTTTTGTTTCTGGTGTTGCCGGAACTGCTTCTGGGAAGTGTAGCTTTGTATGTTCTGACCTTGTCATAATGACGAGGTTCTCAACCCTGTTGTCTGCCTTATCGCCATTGATATGATGTACTACTTCATCTGACGATAACTTCCTTCCGATATAAGCCTCCATAACTAACCGGTGCTCGTCCTTTGTTTTGCCTTCGCAAATTCTAATCCTTTTGTAATTGTTCATGTTCACATCCTCTGTTTTCATTTGCAACCACTGTTCCAAAAAAAATTATTTTTCTACAAAATAATCTTCGAATTCCATTTGTTCGCCTTTTTCTCTAAAATATTGAATAATCTTAACTGCGTTCGATATTTTAAATTCCTCGCCTTTGTAAAACTTCTTCGATACAGCAGGCAAGCTCATTTCCGCTATGTCTGCTATATCTTGCTGTGTAAGTTTATATTTTGCCATTAGTCCTTCAAGTTTCCAATATCTCCTCATCTTATCACCCCTTCCATTATTTTCGGTTACGTTCGCAACCAACTTGATATTATTGTAAACTAGCTGCCGAAATATGTCAATACTTTTTTAAAAGTTTTTTTAAAAAAATTATTTACCTTTAGTTTAAAATGATATATACTGGTTACAATAGTAAACATATCATATTGGAGGTGATTATGTGGATACAAAGGAATTTTTTGCCGCAAGGTTAAGACAATTAAGGGAAAGCAGAGGAATGGGAGTAAGAGAACTAGCGGACAAAATCGGTATAAGTCACCCAGCCATAAGCCAATACGAAAATCTAAAGAGAGAGCCGAATACAAGTATATGCGCTCAATTTGCGAAATACTTCAATGTAAGCTCCGATTATTTATTAGGCTTAACCGATGATCCAAGAAGAAAGGAGTAAACTATGCCAAGAAAAAAGGTAAAGAACGCCAACGGGCAAGGTAGCATATCCAGGATGGCTGACGGCCGTTTGAAGTGGCAAAAAATGATTGACGGGCAATACATGACCGCTACTGCCAAGACACCGCAAGAGCTCCAAGAGAAGATTAAAAAGAAAATAGGGCTTCCTATTATAAAGGAAAAGATAAAAGCGTCTGATTGGTTTGAAACATGGCTTGAACAGGTAAAGAGTCTTAAGAAGCCCGCCACCTATAATCAGTATAAATCCATGTGGGAATATTATATTGAACCTGCGATAGGTAAATTTCAAATGAAGAATATCAGTAGCCATCAGATACAGGGCATTATTGCCGATATGAATAGCAAGGGATTGTCTACATGGACAATGAAACACACAAGAAAAGTTTTGCATATTGCTTTTGAGAGTGCTGTTGATAATAAGATTGTTCCGGAGTCACCAGTAAACAAAATTGAGATACCTTCCAAACAGGTAAAGAAGCAAAAAACAATCGACACAAAACAACTAGCTATCATGTTTAAGCACCTCAAAAATACCCGATGGTATTGGGCCTGTAGATTTCTGCTTGAAACTGGTCTAAGGCGCGGCGAATTCCTTGCCCTTAAATGGTCTGATATTGACTTTGAGAACAATAGAATAATAGTTGATGAAAGTAATAGTGTAGGCGGTATAGGTGACACCAAGAGCGCAAAAACACACTATGCGCCGCTGTCAGAGAGAGCGAAATACTTCTTACAAGAACATAAGAATATGTTAATCCAGGAACCTAACCCGGTATTATATAGCGACCTCGATTTAATATTCCCTACCGATGAAGGTGAGTTAATGAAGCCTGATAGCTTTAATAGTGTACTGGATAGAATTAATGCTAAAGCTGGCATCCATATTACACCACATATGTTCCGTCATACGTTTGTATTCATGTCTAAAGGTAAATTAACCCTGTCAGAACTCCAAGAAGCACTAGGGCATGACGAGAGCACAACTACATTAGATTTGTATGGAACAATGCTAAGTGATACTGTGAAGGTATCTAAGAAGATTGATGAAGCATTTGCAACATTGGATGAAGAAATTGAGAAGCTCCAAGAAGCTAAGCAAGGAAAGATAGTACAATTTAGAAAAGCAAAATAATTTGTAAGCCGCAAGGCTTATTTTTTTTGAATAAATTTATTTTAGGTACATTTTAGGTACAAAATATAAAAAAAATAAGCGAGTCCATTTTCTGAAACCCGCTTATTTCAATGGTCGGAGTGACGTAAATCGAATACGCGACCTCTTGCACCCCAAGCAAGTATTTTAATAAATAATAAAATTTAATAAATTTAAAGAAAAGTATTTATTTAGCATATTTGAGGCCCATGTTTTCAAGTGCAAACACCTAATAATTGTAAAATTTAAACTTATATTTTAGGTACAATTTAGGTACATTAGGTACATTTTAGGTACAAAAAAACAAGCCCCTAGCAATTACGCTAGAGGCTACTTTGTTATATCCCTTTTGGATTTGTCGCATCGTTTATTACTCCAACTGTTACCAGTATTTGAAGTACTAATGCCGCTACATTACCAACTGTTCCTGCATCCACACCTAATTCCTTCCATAGTCCTGTTAATTGCCCTAGTGATATAATCTGTGCTGCTAATGCCGACCATAACACTTTACTTTTAAACCTATTCTGTTTCATATATGTATTCTCCTATCTTAATAAAATTGCTACTGCAATACTTCCTATTCCCAGTATCAGCGTAACGCCTAGCCCTATAAACCACTTAATCGTATTCACAAGCCCGTCAATCTTGTTGCACAACTCCTTGATTGCCTGTGTATTAGTTGAGTCCGAGCAAGTTAAAGTATCTATTTTAGCTTCATCTTTCCCAAGCCTCCCTTCGAGAGAATCTATCCTGTGATGTGCCGATTTTGTACTTGCCTCTACTTCCTTAAGTATTTCCCTTGTCTCTGTATGATTATCACAAGCCATCTACTTTTGCCCTCCTGTTGTCCATGATTTTTTATACTGTTCTGGTGTGCCAAATTTCGCTTTTAACGCCTTAGTTGTTATACCAGGTACAAGTTCATGTACCTGTAAATGTGGCTTGTCTGTGAACGTCTTAAAGTCACCGCCCCAAAATAAACCTAGTTTCTTGCCTATTGCACCAACCTTGTCAAAGAAGCCGTCTGAATTATCGTATTCTCTGCCCTTGACATTCCTGCAAAAGTCAAACGCCACGCCCCATTGGTGCGGTGATTGGTATGTATTGCCCTTGCAATTTGTAATAATGCGCCCTGGCTTAGTTCTGCCTTGTGCATACATCCCATCTTGCTCTTGCATGGTGCGGTGGCCTTCTGTAATTAAGATAGGTAAGCCTTGTTTCTTGCACTCTGCTAGAAGTGCGTTAATCTTAGCTATCGTCAGCGGGTGCATGAGCTCTTTGCCTAATGGATATCGCATATTGCCTCCTTTCTGCATAATAAAAGGCGATCATCTCTGACCGCCCTTGCCTATTAATTTATTTGCCTGTTCTGCTAGTGTGACTTGCTGCTTCTTTATTGCCCTTAATACTTCATCCCGCTTTGAGTATGGATTTATGCTTAGTTTCTTAAGAGTTTCCTTATCATCAGTAGTCATGCTGCCTGCCTGAAATCTTAGTGAAATATCCCCTAGCATAGACATTTCCTTGCTAGTTTTAAGGAATTTGTTTTTCAAGACTTCAACATCAGTAACTTTTTTAGAGTCAATTTTTTCTATTATATTCTTGTCTGATGCCTGTGTTTGTAGTTTGTCAAGATTATCATAGAAGTTTTGAACATACTGGTTACTGTATAGTGGGTCTGATTTAAATGCTGTTTTAAGAGGCTTTATTGCATCAGCGCCCTTTGTTGTAAGAGGTAACCCAAATTGACCTATAACGCCCGTATATGATTTTATAAGGTAATCAATTTGCTTTGGTGACCATCCTTGTCCACCTGTGGCTTTTGCAGCAAGTTCACCTATTTTCTTAGCAATCTCACTTGTGGTTTCGTCATACTGTAAATACCTTGACCTTTTATTCATCAACATTCCTAGTGGTACAATCGGTCTGCCTGCAAAGTCTTTATTTGCTGCAAGATTTAATGTAGCTGGTGCAAGGATATTATCTTCTATGGGATTGGCTGGAGCAAAACTTGTTGCAACTGTTGTGCCAAATCCCTTAAACCCTTCCTTGTCACCATCTGCCGCCCTTAATGCCCTTTGGAATAGTGAGCCAAACAATACGCCTAACTCCCTTGATTTAGGTATTTTGTAGAATTCACCCTTGCCATCAGGTATTAAGAAGTAAGTATCTTTTGTCCTATTATCTAATGCTTGATAATTTGGATCGTCTTTGTTTATAAGGTACAATGCCACTTCAGGTATTGTTATTATACCTCCTGCTTTAGCAATCGTTTTAAAGGCTGTTTTTGGGTCTTTAAAGGAACTAAAAAACTTATCTAAGCCTTGAACCCCTGCATTAAGATAAGGGACAAAAGCCTCCATAGTTTTCGTTACATCTCCACCCCTAGCAAAGTTTACTGTAACATTATTAGCCGCATACATAGCTTTGTTAATATCACCTGTTGTTTCAAGCACCTTATTAAACTCTGCTACCCTCGGGGCTGCCTCTGTTAGTGAATTAAGTTTCTCTATTGCTTTAAGAGGATGAAACCCTTTTTTAGTAAGGCTTTGCGCTGCTTTGTTAGCATTTGATGAATTGAAAAACTGTGAAGATGCGCCGCCTAGTGCTTGGTACTGCTTATACCCCCCACTATCAGTTAGTATTTCCTTTGTCGCTTTACCTAAGTTTCTTGCAAACTTAAGAGGATTATTTTCAGAGCCATACACATAAGCTGTTGGGATATCTCTAAATATGTTCCTTACTGCGAACAATGGGTTCTTTTGGGTGATAAGCTGTTTGAATATGTTAGTTGCATTTCTTAATACCTTAAGATTGTTTATGTTTTTAGGTAGCCCATTCATAAAGTCTAGCACATCTTTATCATTTACCTTAATGTAAACAGGTTTGCCGTTCTCTAGTACACTTATAACATTGTCGGTATTAGCAAACATCCCTTGTTGTGTAGGTATAACCTCACCTATTGCTTTTAACTTATTAGGCTGTTGCCTTATTGAGTCAAGTAATGATTGCCCGACTTTGTTATACTCCGCTGTCCTTACAGTTCTGTTTACTAGGTTCATTATGTTTTCAAGCGGATTTTGTAAGTTTTTATCAGATATTTTTGCCTTTTGGATTGGTGAAGCTAAATCAGCAAACTTGTTTCGTATCGTTTCAGGCATATTCTTCTCTAACTGGCTGAATGACCTTTGAGTTGGGAAATAATTTTTATACATTGTCCGCAACTCGTCATACAAATCCTTATCAACTAGCCCTGTGCTTACTCCCCATTCCCGCATGAAATCGTCAATCCACTTTACAACATCATTACCTGCTTCCTTGAATGAAGGATTGGCGGCTTCCCATTCCTTAACCGCTCTTTCTGACATTGTAGGGGTATAATCAGGATGGATATTTTTACCCTCAAAAGCCCTGTCGATATTATGCCTGTGCGACATATAAGTCCAAAAGTCCTTCTCTTTCCCCTTTGGTATCTTTTCCGCTACCTCTTGAAGTGACTTGCCTATAACTTTTCCTTGCTGGTCGGTCAATCCCTTGGTAAACATAAAGTCAACCTTGCCGCCCGCATTTCTGCTGTTTGAAGCAAGCACCTTTACATCATCGCTACCGCTTAGCTTTGTTACTTTGTTTGAGGCACTTTGGCTGTCAACTATTCTGTTGTAAAACTTTTTAATAGTATCTCCGAATGACATTTTTTCTTTAGCCTTTTCCATTTCAATATCAACGGAAGATTTAGGCAGAGGCTTTGCACCGCTTTCAAAATCAGCTATTTCAGCATCAGTAAAATTTGACTTGAAGCTATTTTTCTTCTGCTTTGCCGCAAACGCTTGAAGATTAATCTTCACCAGCTCCTCTTGGTCTAGCGTGGTTTTAGCCTTGCTCTCTAGCTGTGTAATAAGATTACCCAGCTCTGCTTCGTCATCAGGTAGTGTTGCCATATAATCATCGACAAACTTCTTCTGATATGGTGTTTTAGGTTCTAGCACATTAGTTGTCTTTACCATTTCCCCATTTTCAAACTTAACATCGGGCATTAGCTTTTTAACCTTGCCTTGTTGTAGTATTTCGGTAGGAGTGAATTGACGAGGCGGTGGCAATTCTTTTGCCGAGGATATACTATCTTGTGATATGTCATTGATTAATGATTTTAACCCCATAAATTCTTCATTAGCAGGTATGTTACCATCATTCGATTCAAACCCATTTTCTAGTTGATTTATTGCAATTTCCCTTAATTCCTTTTGACTTGGCTTTTTCTTATATTCTTTATGGTATTCCTGATACCATTTTTCATTTTGGCTTACTCTGCCTTGTCTACCTATCACATTCCCTTGTTCATCCCTTATAAGATTGCCAGGTAGAGGTTTTTTTCCATGTGTTGCTTTAAGATAATTAACCTGCTGTTGTATTATTTCTTCTGCATCATCATTGAGTTGTTTTAGTGCAACCTCTTTTTCTTCTTTTGAAAATCCAAATTTTGAATTAGTTGGCTGAACAGGCACATCAGCCTTCTTTGCCGCACTCCCCTTCATCGGTGTACTAACCTTAACAACCTTTTGCTCTATCGGCTCAAATATTTCTTTTTGCCCTTCTATGCGATTTTTTGGAGTAGTAACCTTGACTTGTGTAACAGGCTCTTGTTTCAATGGTTGTGGAATTGGCTTTGGGGCAGCAACTTCTTCTACTGTTTCTTTTACCGCTTGCTTAGGAATAGCCTTAGTATTTTTTAAATTCCTATTTGCAGTAGCTATAAGATTTTCTGTTGTTCCTGTTTTTGCCGCTTTACCAACTATACCCGCCTTAGCCAAATCATCTACTATGCCGCCACCGATATATGTTGTAGGGTCTGCTAGTGTTTCTAGCCCTGATGTGACGAATGATTTTAGTACAGGCGATTTAATATTCCCTATTGCCTTACTTGCCCCACTAGGCAGAATATCGCTGACAAAACTTTTCTCACCTATGTTGAGCGGTCTCCCCTCTATTACCCTTGCGGTATTGTCTGATACATTCATAAGGAGTTGCCCAGGTGCGGATAGCGTTCTTCCCACTACTCCCGCACCATAGTTTACCGCTCCTTTGCCTAGCTTAGCTAATAAATTGTCTTTGCTACTTATCGGCAATAGGTTATAAGCTACATCAACGCCGCCTACCTTGCCATCGTCAAATGTTTCTTTTGCCCGCTCTTTAGAAGCAGCAGCCCTTGACTTGCGCTCTGCCTCTACCGCTTGTGGATCATAAACAGGCTTAGGCGGGTATTTCATCAATTCCCTTTGAGCCGCAAATTTGCTTTGTCCTGCCTTGCCTTTTTTAGACGATAAGCCTAACACTTCTCTTTCAGCATCAAATTTACTCATTTAATCGCACGCCCCCCAACTTGACCATACGGGAATTCTATTGGCAAGCCGTAAAGTTTTAGTAGATATTCTGTGTCTGCATCATTAGGAAGATTTAAGCCGAGTATGTATTTTCTAGCACCATAATCATTGAATGTTCTTATTCCTGTTTCCTTATCTTCGGTATAAAAATCTTTATCAATTCTGTTGATATAATTTTTAAAATCTGTCTTTGGTTCTGCCTTTTTTTCGCTCTTAGCTGCGTTTTTAGCCGCTGTATTTGCGTTTTGTTGTGATATTGCGTTCCTTGTTTGTTCAAGGTTGTAATCGGCTGTTTTAGCCCCTACGGGTACACCTAATATTCTAGCAACATCAGCATTAGCAATCCCCATTGTTTCCCACATATCGTATGCGTTTTTGTATGCTGCTTGTGCTGCATCTGACTTGGCGGCTTCAATACCTGCTACTTTATTTGCTTTTGCTGCTTCAAGGTATGGGAGTTCCCAATCGTTTGAAGGGTCATTATCATCCCTCACCTGATTTATCCTAGCTTGGTAGTTGTTTGAGTATCTGCCTATGGTGTCAATGAATGTCTTAATCTTGGCTGCTTCTGCCTCTTTTTGCTGCTCTGCTACTAACTGGTTCTGCCGGTCTGTATACTGTTGATTATATCTTACATCCTCGATATTATCCCTACCTATATTATACTCCCATTCCCTGTTATATCTTTCATCTTCTCTTGCTATATCCCTTTGCCTTTGCATTTCTGCAATGGTTTGTTCAAGTGAAGCGGCTTCTAGTCCTGCCCTTGCATTAGCCACATCGAATTCATAACCAGTATTCACATCTGACCTTCTTCTTTCGATGTCTGCTATATCAGCAGCTTCTTGTCTGTCCAATGCTCCTGTTTGGCTCTGTAATGACATATTCGCTCTGATATTACCTTCATCAGCTATTCCGCTTCCAACCTCACCACGCCTTGCAAGTTCTTCTGCAAGAGTTCGTCTGCCCATCTGATTAAGACTTGCCACTTGATTTCGCTTGTCATAATACATAGGCTTAATAGTGGATTGCTCTTGTTGTAGCCCTGATAAGGCCTTATCCCTTGAATTAGATAGTCCTGATATGATAGAGTCTTCTTTAGCCTTTTGCAATGCTTTAATATTACCCATAATATCGAATGTAGGCTGTTGAGCGACATTGCTTAATTGTGGAGTCTGTGTAGGCTGTGTAGGCTGTGGAGTAGTAATGCTGCTTATCTGATTACCATATAAACCGCCACTATATCCGTAACCACTTCTTAAAGTCTCCATGTCATTATGTAGCTTAGTTCTTGTAGCCCCATCTGTTGCAGTATTGTAGGCGTTTCGTATAGCCATATATTTTTGGTTGAATACAGGATCAGCTTTGGCAAGTTCTTCATCCCTTGAATTAGTGTAAACTGTAACTGGCTTTTTAGTTATTGCCATTATATCGCCCTCCTTTTAGTTAAATTCGACAACATATGTGTTTATTTCAAACTCCGTATCATTGCCGCCAGCGATTGTTAGTTCTGTTGCACCAGTAAGGCGTGCGGTAATTGTAAGGTTAGTAGTGTCATTGCCAGGACTTTTGCATCTGCTGTGATAAAAAACCGCTGTTTTTGAAGTTGAAACACTTGAAATTGTTTTAGCTCCTTTTGATGTATATTTATTTGTTTGGAATGATTTTACTGAAGCTGGGTCAAATTCAATAATAACATATGTCCCGTAGACATTTGCTGAAGCAGAATAGTCTTTGAATACTCTTAAATTAGTTGACGATGTAAGGTATGCAATGCAAGTGTTGTAATCAAGATTACTAACATTTAAATCAACCGCTTGCCCCCACAAGACAACACTATAAGAAGCGTTTACACTAGATACAGTTACATCAGCATATCCTACAGACCCATTCCCCGCTGTTTCCACATACCCTGTTTGTATACTTTTTATCCCTGTAAATGCGCCTGTTATGCCAAATATGTCTGTTCCTTTTTTAATATTACCTGCCACAAAATCATCATCTAAAAACGAAACATAGTTGTTGCTATCCCCGTTATAATATCCTTCTTGTGGACATAAACTTATAACCCCAGAAGCACTAGCCAACCTTTGTGCTAGGAATGTATCACTTGACTTGTTAGGCATTGTGCCTGTTATATCAGTATCAGTATCGTTGCTGAAAATCTTACCTGCTAGTACGTTTGCAGCAACGGCATCACCTGTCGCACTAGCCTTGATAAAAAAATTGCCACCGCTTGTATCGTACCAAATTGTATATGCTTTACCCTCTACCAATGTGGGCGCATCTGTTCCTCCAGGCTTATATACTGGGGCCGCTCCTTTTGATTCAACATCTGCTGTTGTTGCTGCTCCATTGTTATTAGCCGAAGCAATAAACTCTGCCTTTGCACCATTTGTAAGAGAAAACCCTTTCTGCGCTATGGTTAAAGCTGTTGCTGTTCCTCCCGCTGTCGGTAAGGTAGTAAGAGGGCTAAAAGCTAATTTACCCTCTGTCAGTGAGCTGTCGGGAATCTGCCCTAATATAACCCCTGCTGTTGTATCGTCAACATATTTTTTTGTGGCTGGATGATAATTAGCGGTAGGCGTGTATGTATCTGTGTTTGTCTTTGTTAATACCTCTGCTGTGGTAGGTAGTGCATCAATAGCAGCGTCAATTTCCGCTGTTAGTGTATCATTTATGTAAGTCTTAATTGTGTTTGTCCCTTCATCAAGTTTTGCTTTAGTAGCGGAAGCCTGACCTATTATTCTGTCTGCTAAAGCCTGTATGATATTAAGGCTTGCTGTTAGTTTTGTTAAAGGCATATCCTCATTCCTTTCTATTTAGAATAGCCACCTAGTGTTGGCTCTGCTGTTATGTCTAATATTTGTGCTGTATAGGTATCACTTGTTAGTTTCAATATATATCTGAAGTACACCCAATTTTTAGCCTTAGTCTTTACCTTAAAAGGCTGCGGGTTGTAATTCCCTGAAAAACTGAAATCGTCAAAATCAATATCGTCAAAGTCAAGATTGGTATAACCTATGGTTTTTGCAGTAGTCTTGGGAAGTTTCTTGTTTGTTTCCCAATACACATCAAGACTTACTCTTGACTCTGCTTTAAGTGATATATGGCTTTCTTCAAGATATTTAACTCTGTTAGGTATTCCCATGTCCATGAAGCCTAGATATATCTCTGCCGCAATATCGCTTCCATTGAATGAGCGCAAGTCCTCGTCAAACTTCATTATCTCACCATTGTCTGTGCCGAACCATAAGAACCCGTCATAATCAACAAAGCAAGTAGGAGTGCTAAGTAATGTGAACTTATACCACGCATCAAGCCTATAGTTATAAACCCAAATTGTTTTACCAACACATAGCCAGTATTCTTTTTTAGATTCATAATCAAAAGTGATAGCATTTTCAAGAACCACATCATCAAGTGAAGGCTGAACCCTTCTGCTTATATATGCAGCGTTCCTTTCATCCCTTACATTAGTTGAAATCCATTGATATACGCCCTTGTAAATCGTAATAGGATTATTCTCTATGAGCTGCGCCTGTCCAAAAGCTACATTACCCACCGCATCATTTAAAGGGAATACTGGGAAAGATATAGTAGTTGAGCCATCATCAAATGTAAATAGGTTATAATATGAATAGAAAGCCTTGCCACCATCTGTATATATAATCTGTCTGTCATACTGTTTAATTATGTCTGTAATGGAAAATTCGCTTGTGCCTATATCGTAATAATTAGTTGTTGGAAAATACTCTGCGGAAGGTACTGGCAATGTGCCTGTTACATCAGCTAAAGCTGAATGGTATCGCCTATTCTTATAGGTAGCATTACCCCACATGAATACTCTTGTATCATTCTCACCATTATAAATCAGAGTATCTCTGCAACCTTCGATATATGACCTTGACCCGCTACCCTTAGTCCACTTGATTTCTACATTATTAGCCACATTTGCAGGTGGTGAATTAAATGTAACCTTGCCCGCTGTTGTGTCAACGGTGTAGTCGGTAGTAAGGGTATAGTTAGTTCCTGTTACAAGGTTTTTAACATAGTCAATAGAGGCTACCCCTGTTTCTGCTATAAAAAATTGAGTAGCTGAACCATTGCCGCTGAACCATTGCCGCTTCTCTCCTGTAAGAGTGTTCAATGCCTCGTATGAAGTACCGCCACCAGTAGGTGGAGTAGCTGTTGCTATCAGTGGCACATATCCTGTTACTGTTGCGATAGCTCCACTTCCTGTCCACTTCTTGTACTCTGCCCCGTTTTGTATGTATATAGCCCCATCAAAATAAAAGAAATTAGTCTTAGCATTAGTCAAAGTACCTATCCTGTAATAGCCTGTTGAAGTGCCTAGTGCTGTTCTTGCCGACGCTATTGTAGCATAAGTACCTTTAGCCACTATGAATGATATTTTCTCATCAGAGTCAAAATAAAACTTACCAACGGAAGCCACATTATCAACACTTGCCGCCGCAACTTCTGTAAGTCTTGTCCCTGCTGAATTCTTTAAGATTACAACATTGTCAACGCCTGTGCTTCCTGCCTCTGCGCCGCTTAAAGCTGTTGTCTTAACCACATCAACATTTGTATATGTAGAGGTGTCTAGGGCATCATAGGTAGTGCCGCTTATGGATAAGTCCCTGTATATATGCCCGCCATGAGCAAATAAAAATCTATCGACACCACCTAGTTTACCCCTCCACATACCTTGAATATTACTTGCGCCTATGCTTGCGAAGTCTTGGACATACCCTTCTATTACTCTTGGCTTGTACTCGTCTACTAGCCGAAAGTTAGTCATTACCTCTGCCTCGCCCTGCTTAAGCTGTGTATTACCTTGTTCGTTTATTCCTAGAAAAGCACTAATGCTTATAGGAAGTCTAGTTTCTTCCAATGGGTATCACCCCCTTTTAAAAATTACCATAGACATTTACCGTCTGTTTTTCTGATACAGGCTGTTTGATAGTGGCTAAGGATTTCATTTCCCTATACCGCCTTTCAAAGTAAGCAAATTTAGTTTGGTTAGCTTCCTTATAAAGCTCCATCGCTAACCCCCAGGGAATTACGCTTCTTGCGGTAACATCATCAACCTGTAAGCTGTCTGTTAATGCTGTGATTGTAGAGGGTATCGGTCTGTAAATAATTCTTATTACCCCTTCATAATCATAATTTACATATAAGTCCTTGAACCCTTCCCATTTATATGCTGTGTCTGAATTGTACTGCTGAATAGGGTACTCGTTCACGATTTGGTCTACACTCTTAAAGTCGGTCGGCATTGTAACTTTATACAGCTGTCTGTATGTCGGTACATCGCCATTACTTGCGAATGGTAAAGAGAATAAGGCATAGTTTACGAATAGATACCTGTTTGTGCCACTAAATCTAATCCTTGACTTTGTTGCCCCTGTTGTCGGAGTTACCTTTGCCCTATAAGCCGTAAATCCGCTTGTAGTAGGTGCGCAAGTAATCGTAGCTAGTACATTCCATCCGCTTGTGAAATCCTCGATATAAACAGTAGCATCGTCTGACACTTCAAAATAATATGCCTTAACACTCCCGCTTGCCTCTTTAGTAATATCCTCGCCTGTGAATTCTTCATACTCATATCCCTTTGTATCGCCTAATAGGTTTGTAGCGGGCTTACAGGCAATCTCATATGTACTGTAAATATCGCCCTCTTTGATTAGTTCTGCCTGTAATGCGGTCAATATGCCTGGCGTTCTTACCTCTAAATCGGTAGTATCATCGGGCTGACCATTATCATCAAGCTCATTACCTAAGGCATATACAATATTTAACACTTCCTGTGCGGTAACTGACATATCATCACCCCTTCGTCAAAATATCTAACAGGGCTTGCATCTCGGCTTTAGTCATTGTCTTACTATACTTTGCCTTTACCTCGTCTTTTTCTTTTTTCTTGCTATTAAAATTATCTACTCTTGCCTGTGTTAGCTTGCCTTTTTCAACCATTTTAGTAAGAAATTCATCCCTTGTCATGTGCTACACCCCCAATTCATTAATCAGCAAATCTTCAAGTGTGCCTTCTTCCTGCTCCTGTGCCTCTGCTTCTGCCTCTGCTTCTGCTTCCCTTCTTGCTAATTCCTCCGCCCAAGCAATATCCCTGACCACAATATCAGCTTCAATCCTTGCTATATTCTCTTGCAAGTTATCATCAGTACACGCAATCAACATTCCGCTTGCTTCCTCAACTACATATTTACCAGCTTCAATCGTGTAAGTTTCACCTGTGCTAGTGTTTACTACAATGTCTTTATCTGTTTTATAATAATTCATATCATCACCCTTTCTATTTGCCTATAAATTTATATTAAATTTTATTATATTTTACCTCTTGTATCCACAAAGCCGAGCTCCGATAGTCCGATCAGAAATAGACGCAGCAAGATACAGAACGAAAGAGAAGCAACCCGCAAGACCGCCATCATTCCAATTACTACCGAGCAGCGCAATTCTATTACCTGTTGTTTGATAATAATAATCACATAATTTTGTTGTGCTACTACCTCCACTTACTGAACTAGGCAAGAACATATAATCCCAAGTCTTGCTAAGTGAAATATTACTAGCATAACCATCTGTATTGCCGAGTGTAAGACCAGTATTACTATACGAACCACTAAATGCATCACTTACAAACGCATTATCTGCTATCCAAGGATTACTATCTGCTTTGATACTCAAACCATCAATAAATATCCATAAATTACCCCAGAAGTTTTCAATACCCCTGTAAGATACCGCAAAATTAGATTGTCCTGTTTGGTAGTGTACATTTGTAACTTTGCCACTAGCATTACCTAAGCTAGAAGTAGCACCAGTGTTAATTGCCATATTAGTAGCACTATCATCAGTTATCGATACTATACCATCGCCGATTTTTGATTGTGAATTAAAACTTGCATACTCAACTAAATACAATAACTGTACTGCACTTACAATGTTAAATGTTAACTGTTCCCATTTAGCGCCACGATTTTTAGCAAGCTGTCTAGCGTTAGCGATAGTGAGAGTATTTCTCCAACCACTAATAGGTTTTGCTCCTGCACGAGAAGATAATTTATCCCCTGTTGTAGCTGCAAAGTCTACTCCTGCTGCATCTGTTGTGTTATATGCACCACCACTTACATCATAAGCACAACCTTCAAATGCTGAACAATAAACAAAATCATTTACCAAGCCATTGCGGATAAATGCAGGATGAAGTTTAAAATCAGAGCGAGGACACAAGGAAATCCACCAGCGATATATCCCGCTGTTTAAGTCTTCTGTCTTATACCAAAACTTAGCAATCTCAACCATAACCTGACCATTGCTGCCATCTTCAATATAAGAAGCATCACCTAAACGAGCGAGAACATTCATATCATCATCGACATTAACTCTGCCCTTCATTATCTGCTTATAGAAAAGGTCTAATGCCCTTGCATCCATTCTTTCAGCAGCACCGAGCCTTGTATATACATCTGTGCCTTGTTTCCACTCTAACCCTATTATATTGTAGTCAAGAACTGTCGGCTTGAATGTTCCTTGTGTTGCCATTTTTAAAGCACTTATCATATCAGAAACACTCCCTTACACGAATATATGCGCTAAATCCGTCTGAACCTCCCAAAGCCGTATCATTCGACACTACAAGCCTTAGTGCCGCACCTGTAAATATGCCCTCTACCTCTTTTTCATAGGCGTTAATAGTTGTGCCTGTGTATGCTGCGGATTTTGGTACTGTCATTGAGTCAAGGAAAGCATACCTTGTGCCTGCTCCTAGCGATGTTTCTGTCGACATTATTTTGATTGTTAGGTCTGTGACTGTCGAGGGATTATACACCACTATCTTATACCTTTGCTTTGCATATGTAGGCGCAGCGATGTCTATTGTAACCTGTGTATTGATTAATGCTGAATTAGCGTATGTTGCTGTTTGGTCTGTGCCGACTTGTGTGCCTGTTCTATTTCCAGTTAAAAATTTATATAATCTGTTTGCTACTTCATTTTGTAACATTTTTTATTCCTCCTGCTTTATTTATTTACACCATTATTTTACATACTCGTAATTGCTACCTGCAGAGTCAAGTAATAAATGTATGTCAAAATCATCGACTAGCGCATCAGCAGCATATACGTTATCTTCCCTGTATAGCTTTATTAGTAAAATGCTAGATATTGTCTTTCCTGCCCCGTCTATGCCATCAGCATTATAGCTTATCTGTCCAAGTGTGCCGCTTGAATAGGTAAAGGCATATGTGGACATTGCAAAAGTAGTCCAATCTGCTGACTCTAATGCACCATTGTTATACCATTTATAGTCAATCTTGAATACTGCGGCTTCATCCCTTTTCTGTCTCCAGTGAACATGAGGATATATTTTAGTACCTTCCTTCCACTTGTGCGGGAGTTGACACCTTACAATTAATATTTCTGTTTTGTCATTTCTTGGGAATAAATACCCGCAATTAGTGTAATCATAGTCAGGCTTTCCGCCTGCTGTCGGTTTGCCAATTATCAAAGGGACATTGTAATCATCCCATCTTTCTGCTATTGACGAGTCTACAACTACCCATGAATTCAGCATTGGTGCTATCGTTATGTATTGTGCTTTTAGAGTTAGGGTAACATTGCCTGTCAATGTCTCACTTCCATAAGGAGTTATGGTTACTGTATTTGCCGAAGTATCAGCTTTTTTTATGGTTATCTCTTTTGAGTACCCTCGTGATGGTTCAAGATAAACTGTTACATTCCCACTTGTTGAGTCGCACTCGATGAAATCGTCATTATACTGCGCATATACTGTGGTGCTTGTTGTATATTTATACACTATCACCCCTCCTTCTTATGCTCTCGGTAGTGCGCCATAAGTATTCCGTTATTGTCAGTTTCAAAATTACATTTCTTACATTTCAAAATCTTCTTTGCTGGTTGTACTTCTTTCTGTTCTTGCTTAGGCTGTTCTGTTTCTGCAATTACTTTATGGTCGAATCTAACCATTAATTTTTTTATTAAACCTTCATCGCTTGTTTCATATTCACCATTTGAATTAAATCTAAATAGCGGCTTGTGTTGAATTTCTCCTGTAAAATATTTCTTTTTTCTTTCTTTGATTAGCATATTTGGTTGCCCGTAGAAAATAACTTTCATAAATCACCTCAAAAATAAAAGGGAGGTTTCCCTCCCTAATGTTTATTTATGCCAACATTTCAATTACTTTGACGTATGCCGCATGATTAGTTACAAGTTTATCTGTGTCTGCTGGGTCTAAAGTAAGCAAAATTGTTCCATCGTCTTGCAATACTTTTGCTGTGTCGATTTCTAATGCTTTTTCAGTATTCTTTGTAACTGTTCCTGTAATCGCTCCTGCCGCCCATAAATCTCCCGCAGCTATTGAATAGCTTATATTACCATCTGCCCCTGACCCTGTGCCTCCTATTATAATTATGAGGTTCTTTCCTGCCTTTGTAGGTGTTATGGTAAATACTTCTGCTGTTCCGTCAACATCTGCTGTTGCTGCATTGCTTGTTATTGTTGTTATAGTATTTAGTGCACTAAATGTGCTGTTAGTTACTGTTACTGCCATAATTTAATCATCCTTTCATAATAAGTTACAAGGGCTAGTTAGCCCCTGTTTATATAGCACTCTCAGCTGCATAGGTCAATTTAGCCGATACAAGTTCAAGAGGCTTAACAACTTTAGCTCCAAAGATATGTAGTCCTCTAACATGAGTAGCAAACGCTGTTTCGCTTCTCAATGACTCGGATTTCATTAATGCTTCTGCAAATACAATCGAATTATAGGACCCGCCCATAATGTGAGATACTGGAGTTGATGCGCTCTCATAAACTTGGTTAGTTACGAATGTGTCAAACCCAAGAACCTTCGCCCACATCATGCCCCCTTTGCCATTTATACCTTCATTGATACTGAACTTGATACCTGCAAGTTCAAGTTTTAATTGTACCCATGGAGGAAGTACAAGCCACATATCATTTTCAGGGACATTATTTTCAGCTAGTTTCTGCTTCATTAAGCCAATGTCTGAAAGTATTGTCGCTGTGTCACAAGTATCGTCATCAGCTATGCTATTCCCAGCTTGTGAATATAATTGCATAATATAACTGTCGCAAGTCCTCCTTAAAGCGTAGCCCGCTCTTTCAGCCTGTGAGCCTTTAAGGTCTACATTTGCCATTGCTTCCTCAACATCTGTTACATCAAAACCATAGTAATTCTGCTGATCTATCAGCAACGATATTGTTCCTGCTTTCAACGTTTCATAAGATATTGTGCCTGCGTAAGCTGATACTGCTGGGTCTGCAAGTCCGTTAAAATGAATTACATCTCCTGCTTTTTTTACTTTGTTTGAGTAATTTCTACAAATTTTCTTTGCTATAAGGTTGTCCTCTAATGTTCTATAAACCGCTGCATCCCATATTTCAGGAATAAAAGCATCTGCATTTACGTTTGCTGCCATAATTTAATCATCCTTTCTTATTCTAAAAAAATACCGCTACCATTTGGAGCGGCTTACTGCGATCTTTGATAGATTTTTTATTATCCATTGTCTGTCATTTCTTTTTAACTCAAATGTTTCTTTTGATATAAAGCCATCCTCTGAAGCGGCTTCTGTTCCAACCTTACCCATACTAGTCTGAGCGTTTTCCGCATTAGCCTTTTGTTTAGTGGCTTCTATCCTGCTTTGTTTCAAAGCATATTCAGCGTAGGCATACCTTAATGGAATCCCTGCCTCATTCGCTTTCCATACTTCTTCAGGAATTTCACTAGGTTTAACATCAGGGAAGTTGTCGATAAACTCTTTGAACTCAACTCTCTGCTTTTCAGCTTTAGCTTGTTCAGTTTCCCTTGCCTTGCGTTCCTCCCGTTCCTTCCGACTCTCCAAAATCTCTTTTGCTATTTCTTCAGGAATGTTTTGATTAGCAAGTCTTTCTAATTCCCTTGCTTCCTGTTCGGCTTTCAACGCTGCTTGATATTCGGCATAAGTCCTAATTCCATGACTCTCGCCAAACATTTCTGCTATAACCGCATCTCTAGCCTTTTCTGTTGCTTTGGCCTCTGCTTCTCTGCGGATAGCCGCATACTTGGCATTGTCCTCTGCGCTTTGAACTGGCTTAGTCTGTTGTTCTTGTGGGTTCGTGACTTCCACATTTTCACTTGAAGAAACAACTTCTGTTGCCTGTTCGTTTGTGTCTACCTCTGTTGCTTGTGGTTCAACGTTCACCACTGGTTCAACGCTACTTGAACTTTCAATAATTTCTGACATAAAATATCCCCCTTGCAGTTTTGCGCTTTCTGCTTGCGAATTTTGTAATAAAAAAAGCAGCTACATTTCTGTAACTGCTTGATTATTTAATTGTTGTGGCTCTTGCAATATCATTTCCTTAACCGCTTGTTCCATCTGTTCAGGTGGCATTGACCTTATTTGCTCTTGCATTTCAGGCGGCAAGCCCTCGACATAGTCGGCAAGCATCTTAACCATGACTTGTCCGTCCATGTCATTCCCTGCAATCTCTTGTAATAATTTGTCCTTCATGGGTATTACACCATTAGGCAATCTTTCAAGATACTGTGCGAAGTTTATATGTTTATTCATAAGCAAATTATCCATTGTCTGTATCGAAGTTATCTCGCTCCAGTGTGACGAAGCACCAATGTCAACCTTTACCCGCCATTGCAAATCCCTGTATTCATTCCCGTTGAAGGTGAATGTTTTGGTTATGCCATTATCGGTATAAGTCAAAGTCCTGTCAATGTTATACTTATTAATAAAGAAGTCCATCCATATCCTTGCCTTATCCTCTATAAACCGCCAAAACCGCCTTGAAATAGACTTCAATGGTATAGCCGAAGCCTTTTGAAGCACTACTAATGCCGAAGTATTGTCCATGTTTAATTCACCCATAGCGGCATCTGTGGCAGCAACCATTTCTTTAGTCTTATCAATCAGCAAGTTTACTACTTGGTATATGTCGGAGGATAGCTGACCGGGAGTAATATATCCAACACAATCCTTAATATTGCCACCCTGTACCCCTATTTGACCACCTATGATATTTGAAGGTGGCGCAACTCTTGTAGCATCATACACCATCTTTGGTATGGATATATGCTGAACCGCCATTATTATCATAGCCACTAGTTTATTTATAGCTATTTGGTTAGGTATCAGCCCCGTTACCTCACTAACACCATGACAGCAATTCTTCTGCAATGCCCAATTCATAAGGGCTACGGGGTATAGCGACAATTTGCTATCAACATCACCCTTAGTTATCTTTGCATATCTAGTGCACTTGTTGAATACTACATGGGCTTGCCCTGCGTTTATATGCCCTGCTGGATATTCTTCTTTCCACATGGTCAATAAGCATATAGCCTTGTTTGACTTGCTTAATTCAACCTTAGACATTTCCCCTGCTTGATTTTCGGTTTCTTCATCAGATACAATCTTGTCAATTTCTTCCTTAGACACACCATTTGCTTTAGCTTCCTTTTTCAAGTCCTCAACCATCTGCCTAAAAGCTATCTGTATCTTGACTTGTGATTGCACATCGGGGTCATTTGGATTAGCGGGGAAGTAATTTACATTGTCAATTATCATCGACTTAATTTGGCCTTTTACCCCATCCCCTGCATCTACTGAGGCATCCCAGTAAAAATACTCAATGCCATCCCCTGAAAGAGCCGCATCAAGTAAAGCCTGTTCGTTTCTACTGTCTTCCTGCAAGTTCTCCCATAATGTCATAGCATAAGCGGACAGCTTCTTTGACACTTCCCTTAATAATTCTTTATCAGGCGAATAGTCTGTATCGTCAATACCATCAATAGAATAGTTGATTTTAATATCATCACCCATTACAGTATTGACTTTATGATCTACTATTCTTGGGATAAGCGGTAATACTGGAGTTGGAAGGTTTCCTGCCTGTACCCCTAGCCACATCTTCTTCTGATAAAAATTACTGTTCTTGTCTACATCAGCATATAAGCCTATACGCCTTTTGAAGTCTATCCCTTCTTGGTAATCTTTCCATACTTGAAGTTCCTCATAATTATATTTCAAATTGATACCTCCTTTGGACAATAAAAAAAGACTTATTCAGTCTCAATTTCCTTTTGTGTTTCCCCTGTATAGCTTAACAAGTTCTCTAAATATTGCGCTGTCCTTGCTTCTTGTTCCTTAGTTACTTTTGCCGTTTTAACCTCACTTATGACCTCTACGGGCGTTTTAATTGGTTCAATGGGTTTATTATCCTTTAAGGCTAAACCATCCTTTAAACCTCTCCTGTAAAGCCACAAGCCCAAGTAGGTAAAGCCTACCGATACAGTGGCACTTAGTATTAGTTCTAGCATCTCATACCTCCTACATCCCATAATTTATAAAACTGTCTGATATACTTGCCTCGTATGGATTTTCAGGCTTCTTGTATATGCCGAAATCATCCCTTGCTTGCGCGACTTGTGGTGGAGCCGCTAATTGGTACATTAGCCAGTTCAAGGCTTGACTAAGGCTGTCGACCTCATCATCTCTTTGTACCTTTTTATCAGGTTTAAAAGAGGCACACTGTTCAATTATGTCTGCTGCCCATTGGCAAGTTTCATATACCCCAGGCGATATTTCTATCTTATCAGGGATATAAACATTGCCCGCCTCAAATAGTGGCAATACTACACTCACTCTTTCAGCCTTGCTCTTTGTACCAGGATTTACAGGAATCAACCCATGTACCTTGCCTTGTGTCCGCATCATTTGAATTGCGGCTGGCCCATTTGCTTTATCCTCAATCAGCTTTGCCACCGCATCAGGATATTTGTCCGCCCAATCTTGTATGCCCTTTATGGTCTTGACTATATCCATTCTGCCGCCGTTATGGTCTAGTATATAATAATTAGCACCTAACTTGCCCCATAATTGCCCTGCAACTGGGTCTGATGTATCTTTTAGTGAGCAATCCCATGATTGGCATTTTACAGGAAAGAAGCCTGTCCTTTGCATTTCTAGGGTTAATGTAAACCTTTTCCAATACTCACGCTTAATCATATTACCTTCTATTGAAGATGGTCTTTGCTGCATTAGTGCGTTCCATGCTCTTAAGCCACCTTCTGTGGGGTCTGATAAGAACACCGCTTTCTTCTTCGCTACCCAAGCATTATCTTTGCCGCACTCTGGCAATAAAGCATCCCCGACTTGCCTACCTGTAATCGGCTCATATTCTTCTGCTTCCAATGGGAATGATATTTTAAACCACCTATCAGGCTGAGTATCATGCAAATAACCAATTAAATCATCCTCGTTCCACCTTGTATGAATAACTACAAATCTACACTTAGCCGAAGCCCTCATTTCGACAACGTTCATAAATTCTTCTATAACAAATTTGTTATATGTTGGTGAGTCAGCATCTTGCCTGTTCTTGTATGGATCGTCTGTTATAATTAAATCAGCAGCAAATCCCGATATTCCAGCCCCTAAACCCTTAGATAGCATACCACCCTTTGTTCCCTCTAACTCAAAGTCCACGACTGAATTCTTTTGTGCTGAAATCTGTATTCCAAATAAAGGCTTGCCCACTTCTTCTATCTTCTCTTTATTCCTTCTACCAAACTTCTGTGCCAAGTCATCACCATAGCTTATCTCTATTACATGGTCATACGGATTTTTACCCAAATAATAAGATGGCAATGTTTCTGTCACGCACATACTCTTGCCATGCTGTGGGGGCACTTCAATCGTTATTCCCTCATACGGCACACCTTTATCATTTATTAACTCACCCTTCAAAAACTTATCTATCGTATTACATATATAACCCTGAAACTTACCTAAGTTATATCTTGCCCCATGCGTAAACTCTACATAGGCAGCATAATTATCTCGTGCTAGTTTAGGAAGCTCCTGCAAGTGCCTCATTCGTTCAAGTAGTCTTTTTTGCTCTAGTAATTTATCCTTGTCCAAACTATCACCCACCATTACAATTTGTGCCATTTGCTAACTTGTAAATTATTTTAGCTGTCTTTTCTATTGCTCTTTCGTGCTGTCTGCAACAATATGTTTTTATTTCTTCATTTTCGCATTGTTCAGCAAATATATCGTAAGCATCCCTAAAAACCAAATGAAGTAGCTCATGTATTAACGCCTTTTCCTTTTCAACTTCACTTAACTCCTTCTTGATTTTAATTATAGCTTTATAGTCATTATATATAGTCTTTGTCATAGCTTCGCTTTCGAGGGTAGGTTCTTCTATGACATCTATATCCCAATCATTTAATTTTAAAATATTTATATATTTTGTTATCACTTCATATCCCCCCACTTTTTGCCTCCACACACTCTCACTTTGTAGTTTTTAAACATAGTCTTTAACACCTTGTTTATCATGTTGCCTTTACAAAATATCCATGGGTTTACGAAATACTGTCTATTCTTGCTATTCTTGCCCCTATACAAAATATCCTTAGCAACAAGACTATCTATGGTTGAATAAACTAAACTCCTTGATAAACCTGTTATAAATACCAAATCTTCTGTACCTACATCAACACCATTTATCTGTAAATGGCAATCATCATATGAAACATAAGGCACTATTGAAAATAAAAAAGCCTTTTCTGATTGGCTTAATTCCGACATCCAAAGGTGTATCTCTGGTATATTCATCTTCATAAAGTTAGTTAAATCCCACTTTAAACACTCTTTGGCGTCAGCATTGCTCTTTCTCTTTAAATAATCAATCGATTGCTTCCTTACAACTCTATCACCATCATTTATGCTGTCTATTATCTCACCTGTTTCAACTGATATAATTCGTGCTTTTATCATAAAATGTACCTCACATATACTAAAATCTGGACATATCAGGGGGGTTCATATACTAAAATCTGGACATATGAAATCTTGTAACACTACTCAATACTACATTACAAGATTTTGTCCCCTCTTAGTCTTAATTGGTGTCAGCAAACTATCTTTTTAGTAGGTAAAGATTTGCACTTTGCATGGCTGCCAAGCTCTCAACCTAGCGAGTTTTATGCGACTTCTCTGTCGGTTCTCCTACGTTTCCGCACGATAGCGTTTACCTATTCCGCCACTACTAAAACATTGTTATTTATTGGAAGAAGTTATTTTTGATTTGAAAATTTTGTAGATTGGGGAAGGGTAGTATATATACCACATAGGCGTACCCAATGGGAGCATACCCCCCACTTATTACCCCTCTCTCATCAACATTGTTAAGCCTTTAACATTCAACAAAATAAATATTTTGCAGACATCATTCTACATCAATGACCTCTAATGTAGTAGTGGTGCTGCCTTCAAGCCTTTTTAACTGTTCTTCTATTTGTTGAATTTGGGAGTTTATTTGGGGTAATTGGAAATTATTTTGAATTAAAGTAAGATTTCCGCCTTCCATTTTGGCTGATTTGTAATTATCATCATTATTTCTAAGATACAAATCTGCTGCATTAACATCAGGAGGAGTATATATCTGACTCTTTAAAACTACCTTGTTGCCATCTCTGTCCAGCTTCTCTTGCTTGACTTCGGCTATCTCACCGCAAGCCTTAGCGAACATTCGGTTCATTACAAGGCAATTGCGCTCATTTCGTGCGCGTGTGTAGACTTGAATTATTTCGTCATGTTGCTTCTTATATTCAATCAAAGTTCCATGTGTAATCCCCAATTCATCCGCTATACTATACTCTGTCCTACCTTCGCAAAGCCACTTATAAACATCTTCAAGCCTCGGCAATACATGGGTATAATATTTACTTCCAACTATATTTTTTGGCGTTGCTACTGCATTCATTGCCTCACCTTCTTTTATTTATTTAATCATCAATCAATTCCGATGCGAAATAAGTTCTTCCGCAATTACAACACTTCCACCGGGTAATATATTCTTGTTCCAGTATCGCTCCGCATTCCTTGCACTTACACTCCATCTAACTCACGCTCCAATTTATATAGCCGCTCACAATGATTGCATTTGGTGTGATGCTTGCGTTCGTTTATAATAGATATAAGCTGTGCTTTACAAGTAGATTTAATCTCCTTGACACAATCCTTACATAATATAGCCCTTGCGATAAATTTAACTTGATCCATGTCTACTCCTTAACATAGTTTAGCCCTGGCAATGGCCAAGGCTGCTATGTAAACAAATATTATATTGGAGGTTGAGAAAAGCAAATAAAAAAAGCGCTTGCTATCGGCAAAACGCTTATATTGCTATGCTAACACAAGTTTTGTTTATTTTTGTATAATTCAAAATATTGCGAAATAATGCGAAATCGTGTGAAAATAATATGCTATATTGAGATAATCAATTATAATTCGTCTGTTTGGCGTTATTCTGTCTTAAATCTGCGTTGAATGTGTTTTACTATGGTGATACAATAATATCATCGAAAGTGAAACACCGACAGCTGACAAAGGGCAGCGGGTGATATTGGAGGTAAATTATGAGAAAAATGTATTTAGGAGAAACGCTAGGTACTGATAGCAAGTTGTTTGTTCAAGAGCTAACCGAATATGCTGATTTTTCAAACGTGGCAGCATTCAAGATTTCAGAGGAAACAGCAAAGGCAATTGCAAAAAAACAGATTTTTGGGTGAAACTTGACAACTACAGGAACACAATAGATGAAGAAGCAAACAGAAACTCACCAGCTTTCAACGATTTTTTGCAAAGCATCGGCATTGATGACAAGGCAACTCTTTTAGATGATGAGCCAAGAGCAGATGAAACTTGGTATTGCTGCCCTGAATGGAAGGAAATAGGACAGGTTATGGGGTGCGAAACCCTGTACAAGTATGAGTACTGGGACGGAAATTGGCGTTCCAAATACCTTGACAGCTTCGAGGAAGTAACATTTGAAAGTAAATCAGTTGACCTGGACGAATGTGAGGACATGTACAACAACACCACACGCACAACAGGCGGCACTGGACACCATGCGGAAATATACAAAATATTAACGCTTGATGGCATGGTTCCCGATAACACTTTGTACTTGCTAGTTGAAACTACCCAGTGGCAAGGTGAGATTGATAGGGCAAATTACTATACGTTGGAAGAATTGCCCGATGCAATGGCAGAACTGAATCGTAAATTTGAAGATTACAAAGATGAAATCCTTACCCTTTAAGAAACATAAACGCCCGCTGGAGCGAATCCAGCCCAAGCCGCAAGGCTAAATAAATATTGGAGGTAGAAGGATGAGGAAGATAAACAAAAGCAATTTAACTTTTTGGAAATGTGATCCGTATGACTTATTTGACATATATGGAGAATATCAAAAGACATTCTTTATGTATAAGGGCAATAAATATATCGGTTACGCTTTGTTTAAGTAAAGACCGCTCCGTATAGCTTGGCGGCACTCGGAACGGTCTTGGAAACACAATAACCATTACGGCAATGTGTGACTATATTTTAGCACATTGCCTCATAAAAAGAAAGGGGCAAATTTATGAACGTGTCTGAAATAGTAACAAATAGAATTATTGAACAGTTAGAAAAAGGGATAATCCCTTGGAATAAGCCTTGGGGGAGCGCAAAAGCAATTAATTATGTAACTAGAAAGCCATATAAAGGGATGAATATATTACTGCTGGATCAACCTGGAGAATATTTAACATTCAATCAATGCAAGGCAGCAGGAGGAAGTATAAAAAAAGGCGCAAAATCAAAAATGATAGTTTTTTGGAAGATGTATAACAAAGAAGTTGATGCTGATGAGGCCGACAAAAAGACAAAAACAATCCCCGTATTAAATTATTATAATGTGTTTCATATTTCGGACTGCGACGGAGTAGAAAGCAAAATAAAAGGAAACGAGAAACCCGAATTGGAATCAATACCAGATAAAGATGAGTTTATAAACAAGTATATGAGTAATGAGCAGATAAGATACGAGCAGGAACACAGCGACAAGGCATATTATACAGTAGAACAGGACAAAATCCATTTACCCCTTACAAAACAATTTGAAGGTATCGCAGAATATTACAGCACATTATTCCATGAAATGATACACAGCACAGGGCATCAAAAGAGATTAAATAGACTTGAATTGGCACAATATCACAGTAGCAAAGAAGTAAGAAGCAAAGAAGAATTAACGGCAGAAATCGGAGCGGCTACCTTGATGAACGAATCAGGGCTAGAATCGGCAGGCAGTTTTAAAAATAGTACAGCATATATTCAGTCTTGGGTATCAGTTTTAAAGAATGATACAAACATGATAATACAGGCATCAAGCAGGGCGCAAAAAGCTGTTGATTATATAAAAAGCAAAGCAAATTAAACAAATTCGCTGCGCTATCGGCTAGACGGGCAGAAGGAAGGTAGAAGGATGAAAAGAAAATTATTAAGCAATGCAAAATTAATTGCATTGGTAGAAAGCAAAAAGGGTCAAAATTCACTCAAAACAATATCCATATTTGATACTCGTGTCAATAGGTACTTAGACGAATATCAAATAGAAGAACGCAATATTAAGTCTTTTATTGATGTTCAAGATTTGAAGGAAACTTTAAACTGGAATTTAAACGGAGACGCCTCGAAGTATCAGTTTAAATGGGGGCAAACTAGTAAATATAGTTCTCAAGGTGTAGCTTATATTTTTGATTAAGTATTATTTAGAAGCATAGAAAGGAAGGTAGACGGATGGCAATAGCAAAAAAAACAGTAGTAGGAGTCAGACTCGGCCCACGAATGAAGCAAAGGGCAGACAAGCGGGCAAGGTTGCAGGGTACAACATTGTCGGACTATATACGGAATTTGATAGACGATGATTTGAAAAAAGCAGTAGAAGAAGCAAAACAAAAAGAAAGCGGGAAGGAGTAATCTCCAACCCGCTCTTTTTTATGTATTATACCAATGTATTATGCGCCTTATAGCTACATTAGCTATATTTGAAGCTGATTGCCTATCATAGAATATTTTATCCCCCACCCACTGCCACACATCAGGGCAGCGCATGGGCCTATCTATGTACCGATAAATCAAGGTAGACCGCTGAATCGGTTCAAGTATAAATAGCATATCATCAATTAGCTTTTTCCTATCCATCAGCTCATTTATCTTATCTACATACCCTTGTATCTCTCTTTCATATCTTGCCACAATATCGCCTATCTTATCATGTGTCGCACTATGTGACTTTGGCATATCTGATAAAGTAGACGCCTGGAGTGTGCAATAATCTTTCAGTTTGATATACTCGTTTATGTCTTTATTCAAATCTCTTATTTGCGGCATAATAGCTTTATAGCTTTTAAGTAGACGGATAACCTCTTGCTTGTCTATCTTCTGCATCGCATCTTCTCCTTTAATTATAATGCTTACTTATCTTATCCAACTGACAGCTCGGGCAAGTGTCTGTCCATTCCCCTGAATAGTCACGCTTAGACTTCCAATTCTCGTTTCGCTTATGATCCACGCATTCGCCATAACTCTCGAATTCCTGCCCGTCTGTATCGCCGCAAGTGTCGCAGATTGCTATGTATTTTCCGTGTTGCTTATCTATGCTCATGTTCCGCACCTCTCTAACAATATCTCTCTTAGTCTGTCCACTTCATCCATCAACTCGATTGCTGTTTTGGCTGTAACCACCATCTTCATTTTCTGATAGACCTCTGGCGCGTTCTTCGTCATAAATTGTATTTGTTGTGCGATTTATATAATCCGTTGCTACCCATTCATCATTCTTATTTTTAATTTTGAATATTTTTAATCCGAACATCCTACTTCTCTCACTCGCTTTCTCTAAGTTTTATAATCTCTAATACTTCTTCGTATGACATTTTATTGGCTTTACTTAAATCTACGGTCTCGTTGCCGTATTCTGCCTTTCTCCATCTCTCGTATTCGTCAAGTGGCATGAATTCTGTAATAAAATCATCAACTATAGAAGAAAAGCAAGCCCATTTATTCTCATGTTCAACGTTATATCTCGGCATCCCTTACTTCCTCCCCTCAAACATTTCATCCCACATCCCCTGCCAATTTTCAAAATCGTTTCTAAGTTGTTTATAATCGTTTTTAAGCCTCTCAATGTCTTGGTAATATAAATTATCATTTTCTTGTTTTTCAACACTCTGTGACTCGATATGAGCGTTAAAACGTGCTTCTAGTTTTTCCGCCTCAACCATGTTAACGATTGTGAACAGTAGGATGCAAAAAAACAGTAAAAGGAAATATGCTATCACTCTTTTATCGCTCATACCTTTCCTCCTTGCTTTCCATAAAGCACCTATCACACTTTACAACACTGTGCCCGTTTTTGTTAATCACCATATCTAGTGCGTTACCATATACGAGGCATCCTGGATATGCTTTGACAACTTCTGACTCGCAAGGGTTAATGTATTGCACAAACTTACATCGAACCCCTGCCGCCACGCAATAATCGCCGTCTGGTACTGTTACTTTGATCGTGCTCATTTTATCTCCTCCAGTTCTACTTCTATTCTCGGGTTCTCACTATACCACTTTTCAACACTAGCAGAAACGATTTGTGAATCATCGTGGTAAGCTAGCTTATTAAGCGCATCTGATATAATTTTGCCGACATTATCCCAGTCGGGCTTCTTCACTGGCCTTAATATACCTAGTATCATTGCTTCTCTTGCTTTTTTAGGTGCTGACTTCGGTATGGCAAAATATGCGTTTACTTTTAGTTTTAGCTGTCCTTCAAGTTGCCTCGCAAAGTTCTGTTGTATGTATAATTGTCTAACTAACGTTTCATAGTTTATTGTTTGTTCTGGTGTGTATGTGCCAAATTTGCCGTGTCGTGGTCTTTGCTTTGCTGTTGGTTCTCCTGGTATTATTAATCTCATAAATATATCCTCCTAGAAAGGTAGATCGTCGTCGTCATTGATCGGTGCATATGTATCTGGCACTTGCGGTGCTGCCTGTTGCCCTTCTGACTTCTTGCCGCCTACAAAATTAACTTCCTCGACGATAACGTCTGTCGTGTATACCTTCTTCCCTTCGCTGTTTTCGTATGATCCAGTTTGTATTCTTCCTACAAGCGCCATGCCGCTACCCTTCGCAAAATACTTGCTAACAAATTCTGCTTGCTTTCCCCATGCTACGCAGCTGATAAAGTCGGCTTGCTTGTCCTCGCCCTGCTTAACTCTCCTGTCAACTGCAAGATTGAATTTTGCAACTGCTGTGCCGTTCTGTGTGTATTTTAGTTCGATATCCCTTGTTACGCGTCCGATAAGTATAGTTTTATTCATGTTATTTCTCCAATCATTTTTATTTTTTCTTGTAATCTTGCTATCATATTTTTTGTGCTGTTAGGCAGAGCTTGCATCTGCTGTTCATTTTTCATTTTTGCTGTATAGCTCCGCATGAAATTAGATTGTATTACTGAATTTGTTGTGTCGCTTTCCATCATGGCCCATTCCCTAAGTTGATTTGGGCTGCCTATTATTTTTTGAATTACCGGGGGGAATTTGTCAAAATGTTCTTGTGCGTGATAGTTTGCGTCTTTTATTGCTGCCAGGACTATGCCCCATGCTTCGAGTTCTGTCTGTTGTTCAGGTTGTGTTATTAAACGGATCTTCTCTTTGACATCTGCTATTGACGGTGGATATTTAAGAGTAACTATCATTGCCTTTATTGCTTCGGTTACAATTGCGGCATTATCGTCAACGAACATCATGGCCCATAATTCAATTATCTGATGCGCATCTTCTCTTCGCATATCTTTATAATAAGACGGATATGCCGCTTTCATAATGCCCATTATTGCAATCACCTCATCCCTTGTCACATTTTTCCCTCCTCTCTTAAGATGTCAAAGAATACATTGCTGCTGCCGCTGTCTTTTTTATTTTGCTGGCTTAAAGCAAATACACCCTTCCAACCTCGCTGAATGCTTTGGTGCAGAATAGCAATCTTTGTGTCATCGTCTTTAGCAAGTTTATCTAATTCTTTTAGGATAAGCTCAACTGCCTTTTCCGTCATTGGTGCTTTTATTTTTTTGCGGAATTCTTTAAAGTCATCCATTGCGATTTCAATCGCGGATTTGGATTTGGATTCTCGAATAGGATTCGGATTCGGATTCGGATTCGGATTCTCGGGGACATATGCATTCATTTGATTGCATATGATATCATCTGATATCACGTTTAATGTCGCTTCCTCTAAAGATGGATATTTACTGCGTTTCGCCCTTATTTGTTGATGTTTGTCCCAATTTACCATTTGAAGGTATCTTTTTTCTTCACAAAAATATAATGTTATCAACGGATTGGGTTTGATAGTAGATAATTTCTTAAGATATCTTTCGATATCAGATGATTTCACGTTTTCTTTTAGTGGATATAGCTTTGCTTTTAGTATTGGAATCCTCGCATCAAGCCGACCGAAGTCGTCGCAATTAACAATAAGCCTGTAAAAAAATATTTCCTCTTGAGGCGTGAGTCTTTCAATGTCCTCACTAAAACAAATACTCTCTTTAATAATTCTGTTAGGGATATAGATCACCTCCTCCACTCTTTAGCTTGTGGGCAAGTACTAAAATGGCTCACCCTGCCGAACGCCGCATCATCAGCCTCGTAAGCATCGCCCATTTTGTAGCCCTTCAGTACATGACCATAATCGGTAATGATAATGCAATCGCCCTCTTTATCTGCCTTAATCATTATATATTCGCCCTCAACTGGCATTGCTTTTCCCGTAGTGGTGCGAATCCATGATATGTCCGCACCACAGCTTCTGCATTTGCTCATGGCTTATCCACCTTTTCAAACTCAATCACCCACGCCCACGGATTTTCCATCCAATTGCCGTAAATACTATCCCATTTTTGGCTGAATGCCTCTATCCTTGTGCAACACAAATCTGCGCCAATTTCTTTTGATGCGCCGATAAACGGTGCGCCGTCTCTGTGCGGTTCTGCCCAATAACTGTATATCCCTTCTGCCTTTGCATCTTCCTCGGATATGTCTTGCAGCCTCTCAACTCTCACATTTGTCACTTTTAAGAATATTCTTGCGGCTTCTCTTGGCATGTGAATGGACGGAATCCATACCTCATCTTTGCACTGGCTTGCATTGCCCCAATAAGGAAATGTTGGTGGTTCTCCATCGGCCTTATAAACGAATCCCGTATCGTTACTGCATGGCGTCCAAGTTTGCGCCCACGTTTCCCTAACCCAAAGAATTTCGCCAACCTGATAAGGCGGCTTAATAAACGTATTAAATTTATTCCCGGATCCAAAACCAAAACAACCAATGTCTTTAGAACACGTTGAGAATGTTACTACTCCAAATGTTTCCTTGCTATTCGTAGGCTGCGGCTTTACAATCCTTCTCGTCTGTGTTTTTCTTTCGTCAAGTATAGCCCTGACCATTACTGTATTAAAAATTATCGGTTTCACTTTAACCCCTCCTTATAATATTTTCTGAACACACCTAACATAAAATCTGCTGCGTTATCCTTTTCGACAAACTTCAATTCGAGTTGGAACTTATAACACCATGTTTTTTAGGAAACTTCTTATATCCGCTGGGCTCATTCTACTCCTGTACTCGTGACGGTCTATTTGGCTTTCAGAAGCTTCAACCATTAGGATAACCTTACAACCTTTCGCCCTTTCAAACTCCCTCTGAAATCGTTCTCTCCCCTTTGTGAAGTTACCTATAAGTTCATCGATGGAATGTTTTCTTTCAATTACAATTTTGTTTTCATAGCTGATGCCATCAACCTCAAAAGAATAATCAGCATAATCAAGTTTTTTTGTTTTATAAGAGATTCCGAGAGAATCAAGCCTTTTGGCTATGTGTCTGTTGACTTGTTCTCTTGAATCTATAAGAATTACGCCCTTCATGTGCCTATCTGGTCATACGGGATAATATCCGTTAAAACTTTGGTAGCTTTGCAGTAGTCGCATTTCTCGCACCTTGTCGGCTCTTGTTCTCCCTTTTTGATAGCCGCAAACCTTTGAATGTTTGGCTTAATAATCTGATCCATACAATAGTCTAGGCGTTCTTGTGGTATGCTGATAATTGCAATGTCGGGTTCGGGCTTCTCTTTTGTTGCTGCTGCTATGAAAAACGGAAGATTATTTCCTTCAATAGCTTGATAAATAGCTCCTTGGATGTCATAACCCCATACTTCAATAAAAGTTAGCTTCAACCCATTCTTCCAAACAGGCTCAAAGTCTCTCATAATTTTAAGATCTACTATTGCTTTACCAGGATGATAACTGTCTATGCGAATTTTAAAAGGTACTCCGTCAATTTCACCAGTCCTAACAACTTGCTGTTCCCCTGTAATATACCGCATAAACATTTCATCACGTTCAATTCGTTGAATTATGTATTCGGCGTGTTTGTAGTCGGATTTTAACTCTCCTTTTTGTGTAAATATTGCAGGGTTTTGGGCTTTAAATAAATCTAAACTTTTGGAAAAATGCGCATCTACGTAACTTCCAACTAACAACGCCGTTGTTGTTTCTTCCTGCCACTCACCTTTAATGCCTGCTATCGTTGCTGCCTCACATTCCATGAAGCTCTTGAATTGACTGGCTCCCATGTACTTCATTGCCATTTCTTGTGAATAATAATTTTCTGCTGTTAACATTTTGTACCCTCATCTTTCTTTATTTTTATTGCGTAATAGACTTGCCCTAACTGTATTTGCTTAAGTAAAAATCTTGTTTGCCAGCTTAAGAACCAACCTTTGTGATAAACCTTCTCGTGCCAGATAATAAAATCAAGTTTTGAAATTACATCAAGATTCGTAATTCTTAACCCTTTTTTAAATGCTTTCATTTCAACACATCCACTATTACAGTTTTTTCGCCTTTGCCGTTTACGTCCTCAACCTCCTCTTTAGTCTGCATTCCCATTAATAACTCTGGACAATGTACTCTTGCAAAAAATGCACTTGCCCTGTATGCCAACATTAATTCAGGCATAGTCTGCCATTTGCTGCCACCTTTACCATGCCAACCTTCTTTCTTTGCCATGTCAATAGTAACTTCTGCCCCTTTGACTATTTCTCCGCTAGACACCCTTTCGGCTTCGACATAGCAGCCCCAAGTATCTTTGTTTCTTTCTCCTGTGTAAACGTGCTTTACGTTTCGGAATTCAGGAGAATTTTTTAACATCGCCGTTGCAGCTTGTCCGCTCCATGAAGGTTTACCTTGTACTACATATAAGTTTTGCATTACCATCAACGGGCTAACTCCCATTCTTGAAGCCATTTCTATTGCGACAAAACAGTTTTCAGGCTTGCCCCTGTAGGTTTGGGGAACAATATCTGTCTTTGCCATCATTGCTGCGGCTCTTGCCATTTGATCAAATACTTCTTTGTTAGTAAATGATACCTCTGTACCGTTTGGTATCTGTTGTAAGCTTAATTCTTCGCTCATAAATCCTCCTATAATTGTGTAATTGTTAATTCATTTTCATTAGTGGTTCTTGAAGCAATAAACTGTAACCCTTTTTCCTTGCATTTCTTATACAGCCTGTTTCTGTTTTCTTCGCTCATTTTTTCTGTACCATCGAGAAGAATAATGCTAAGTGCAGAAGGTTTGCTGATTGTAATATCTACGCATAGATCGAGTTTTTCGCCGTCCGATAAATTGGAAACTGGTAAGCCGTGTATCAGTGGGATTCCATTAACCACTGTTACACCCTCAACCGGAATACTTGCGGTCTTAAGTATTTCGCCAGGAAGATTTCTTGCAAGTTCAATCTTTGATGTCAACGCTTCGGATTTTACCTTTAACGCTTCGATTTCCGCTTGCATATCAGTCATGCGCTTGTATTCGTTCAAGTGCTTTTTCATTTCTTCTGCTGTAAGTATTTCATTGTTAAGTTCTTCTGTTGCTTCTGGGTCTTTGTCGGCATACTCGTTAGCAATTCCAATGTCAGCATCAAGCTTGGCAAGTTTTGTTTCGTATTCGGAGTTAGCAATTTTTATTTTATCTTCTAATATAACCGCTAACCCTTTGATTTTATTTTCTGCTGCCAATATTTCAGCTTTCATTCTTTCAATTGATGCTACTAAACCTTCTTTTTCAGATTGAATTGCTCTTTCCGCAGAAGCTACCGCAATTTCCCTTTCGGCTTCATAGCCACGTTTTTTATTGTCGTAACTGTCTTTAAATACTTTTGCCCTTTGGATTTTGCCGTTATGATCCTTTTTCTTTTCAAGCTCACGATACTTTGTACCCAAGTCGTAAACATTCCATTTTTCAAAGTCATAATTAGTTGGAATATCTTTTGCTATGTCATAAATAAAAGCTTGCTTGTTTCTTATATCTCTGTTCACGTCTTGTCTGTTTTGAAAATACATTCCGTTTTCAGTTTGTATTTCGTGCAGCACTTGAAGAATGTTCTGATCGTAGTTCACACCGGAAGGAATTTCACCAAACTTTTCTCTTATCCAATTCAGATCCCATTTGAAGTCAATTAAATCAAGAATAATTCTGTTTTGCTCCTGCTTTGACATTTCCGTAAATTCAACTGGATTCAAACTCAAAGTTGTAAAAATATCTTTCAAGAAGTTTTCAGGCTTGGGAACATCCTTGCCGTTTTCCTTTATGCTTTTGTAATCCGTTTGTTCTGCTCTTTTTTTTCTGTTGATAGAAAGCCCTGTGTCGGTTTCAATTAAAATTTCTCCCTCGGTTTCTCCGTTTCTGATAATATAATCTCTTTCGGAGTTATTTGTTAGTGCATACCGGATAGCATCAATTACAGAAGTTTTTCCTACACCATTTGTTCCTGTCAGTTCAACACTTTCACTTCCCATTTGAAATTCTTTGATGCCAAATAGGTTTTTGATTAAAATTTTTGTAGTTTTCATTCTCTTTCCCCCTTAAATCTAACGCTGTGTTTCTAGATTAATACCTTTTTGCATATAACCCCTCCATCATCTCAAACTAAATGTTATTCCTTTGTTTATTACTAATAACCTCGCTAACTTCCTCCAGTTCACGCCTCACGCCTCCCTTTTGCATATCCCTGTATCACACCAAGCAGCCACACGCTACCTAGCATGAGCAATATTAGCAGCCACCTTGCCGCTAGAGGCATTTCTAGCCATGTCATGCGAATTCCTCCCCCCTGTGCCAAGCCTGGCACTTTGCCAAATCATATCTAATCTGCCCCTCTACCATATGGCAAGGCATACCCAACTTGACCGACCTTGCTAAATAGTGTCTGTCACAATTGAATTCGTGACACAATTCGTATTCCGTCATGTTTTCTCTGTCGATAATTTTTACCTCAACCACTGGCTTGGGCTTGCGGCGTGTTCCCTCTGCCGCCTTGCGTTTTGCGGTGACTCTGCGCTGATATTCTCTCTTTATTTCTTTAGCCCTGTCCTTATTTTTTGACTTCCATTCTTTTGAGTTGCAAGTCACACTACAATACTTCTTGTTTTTGTGAGCAAGACCCAAATCCTTGCCGCATACTATACATTGCATAATTTCAACCTCCGTGCTGCTTGTCTTCCGGGCTTCGTTATTTCCATGTAATACTTGCGCTGATACTCCTGTTCGGCGCACTTGTGGCACATACCGGCTTTATTATTTTGATTGGCTATATA